CGATTCGACGATGCTCACGTTGGATTGAAGGATGACCAAATTCGCGACGTTGGACATGAATTGTCCATCTCCGAAATAGTACCCACCGACCTCGATGTTCGACGTGGTCACGTTCACGCCCGTGGTGACGTTGGTGAAATAGATGGTCTGATCGGTATTCGCCCCGATCTCAGAAATCCCTTGGAGGGTTTGGGTGATGTTCGATAACAACCCACCGTCACCGTAATAGATGGACGCCGCGATCGATCCGTCGACGTCGATGACGTTGGATGCGAGATCGTTCATGATGACATTCGACCCGACGTTGATGCCGTGATCGACGTCAAGGTTCCCATACACGTGGACATTCATGGTTCTCGTCGTGTCCGGGGTGACGCCCGTCACGGAGTGGGCGAACGCCAACTCCTCGCTCGTCGCTTGGTACGCCATGATGACGTTCGCACCCGGACGTTTCATGCGAATCCCCAGATCGACCGACGTCAAGGTGTTGTTGTTTGCGAGATCGATGACGGTGTCGTTGACGATTAAGTCGGTCGTGCTCACCATCGTGGTCGCTCCTCGGACGTCAAGATTTCCCATGAAAACGGTGTTCGGTGCGGTGATTTCCAGGTTCGTGCCCGTGGATTCAATCTTGGGTGTCGTGACGTTGGATGTGAATATCCCGGTGTCCGCGAGAGATCGGATGGCGACCACGTCTCCACTGTGCGTGACGAATACGTTTTGTCCGACCGAGATGGCGTACGTGTCACTCACGGGATTGGTGTTGGCGACCCCGAATCCGTTCGATGTGAATATCGTCCCGTACACGTGCACGTTCAACTCCCTTGACGGATCGGGGGTGAGCGTGACACCGTGCGGACCGTCGTTTGTGTACGCGATGATGAATTCGCCGTCGGTGGTGTTGTACCCGAACGCGACGTTGGCACCCGGACCACCACACATGGCGATGACACCGGTGTCCTGTGAGCCCGGATTGCCTATGCCCAAGATGGGATCCTTGACGTAGACGTTTTCGGTGTCTAGGTATGTCACGTTTCCGAACACGTTCAGGTTCCCGTACACAGACGTGTTCCCGGTGAATTTATTAGTTCCGTCGAGGTTGATGTGCGTGCCCGGGGCGATGAACGTCGTCGCCTCCACGTTCGAGTCGACTTTGATATCACCGGACGCGTGGAGGGTGTAGTTCGTATCTGGGTCATCGTTCGCGATCCCGACGGTGGAATCGGTCACGAACGCGACGGTCGGGGATGTGAACCGCACGGTGTTCGTGGTCGCGTTTCCATCGCTCGTGACGTGTTGCAAATCGACGTTTGAAATCCCAGCGCCATCGCCCGTGATGATGCCCGTGAACACTGGATTGTCTATGGGCGCTTTGAGGAGTTCGAGCGACGTCACTCGAGACGCATTGCTGTCGAGTTCGTCGATCGTGGCGTTGAGTATGGTGACATTCGACGTGAGATCGGCTCGAAGGTTGCTCGTCTCGCTTTCCAACACCGTGACGCGACCGTCGATGGCGTAGACGTCGAGGCTCAGGTTTGTGATTCTGTTCGAGTTCGCGATGAGATTGGATTCGACGTTTGTCAGTCGGTAGTGGTTACTCGACAAATTGTCACTGTTCGTGGTGATCCTGAACGAGTTGTCTTGGAGCCATGTGTTGAGCAATGAAATCCTGGCGCTGTTGTCCGCGAGATTGCTCGATAAATTCGTGATCCGAACGCTGTTGTCGTCGAGCCATGTTTCGAGATTTGAAATCCGAGTCACGTTACTACTGTGATAGGACGCGAGCGTGTTCAAGAACGCGGCGTTGGACGCTTGGAGGTTGTACAACAGATTGAGTCGGATGACGTTGTCGTCGTGATACTGTTCGAGTGTCGAAAGCCGTTGGGCGTTGCTCGCGTGCACGTTCTCCAGATACGTCACTCGTGACGCGTTCGACGTGAGTTCGGTCTCGAGATCGCCGATGCGCGTGACGTTGGACAGGAAATCGTCGAGGTGTGCGACGTTGGTCAGCGTCGACCCTTCGCCGAAATACGCGTTCGCGTAGACGTCCCCGACCACGTTCATGGTCAACAGATTGGACGACGGCACGACGAATCTGTCCGTCGCCGTGTTCGACGTCAGGGCGATCGTGAGTTCATCGCGGTTTTCTAGGTATGCGAATCCCACGTTCTCACCCGGACGGTTCATGATGATCCCGACGTCGTACACGTACGCTTCTGAGTTGTTGTTCCCACCCAGTTCGAGGAGTGGATCCGTGATGCTCACGTTGTTGCTTCGCACGAACGTCGTGTCCCCGGTCGCCACCAAGTTGCCTTCGATCAACACCCCACCCCTCACGACGAACACGTTGACGTCGTCCGCGGTGGCACCGAACCCTACTTGCACCCGCGTCGCCGTGAGCGTATTCGAAACTTCCACGCCCAACGTCGTCACCGCCCCGTTGGACGTGACTTCTTGTAATCCTTGCGTTTGATTCACGGGAAACGACGCTTGAACGATCTCTTTCGTCGTTGGATTGTACCCGATTCCAACTGCGCTTCCCCCCTGACCTGCGGTGGGATCCAAGCGGATGGGTGCGACGTACAACCCGGAGTTCGCGGTGGTGATGTCGTCTGACGTGGCGTTGATCACGATGGTGTCCGTTGCCTGTACATCTGGTGTGAACTTGCCGAGGCGAATCTTCTGAGATCGCTCGACGCTCGGTAAATTCTTCACCATTTGACGTCTAATGTAAAGCCCTATTTTAATTCCGTTGCGCGATGACGGGACGGAACTGAGATAGAACTAAGTTACTAATTGGCGAAGCGTAGACCCGCACATCCTCGGTTGATAGTGAGCACGTTGAGATTGAGTGCCCAGATGGTGTCCGTGAGTGGGAGCGACTCCGACACGATTCTGAGACTCGACACCCGACTCGCGTTGAGTGATCCAGTGGGTTGGAACAAGTTCGTCGTGACACAAAACGGATACATGAAGATGTCCGGAGACGTCACGAAACTCGTGTGAAAATAGTGACTGACTTCGCAAAAGTGCGGTTTGCCCCATCGAAACGGGGTCACGTCGTTTCCATTGATTTGAATTTTGATACGATTGTTAATTTTTTTCAGTGGACTCGTCGCGCTCGTGTTCGAACTCGCGATGAATTTGATCGGGTGGTTGAACGTGAGATCGTGAATGAGTTCGCGCGAGGGAATGCTTTTTTGGACCTGGTAGATCAACATGTGTCGCGTGTTCGCGAGCGCCGCGCGTTCGTCGGCGTCGACGTAATAGAACTGCGAGTAGCACTCGAACTGCTTGCCCTCGGCGTCGGTGCCCCACTTGATGTATATCTCGACGTCTTGGAGCTGAATGCCCGCCAACGGAAGAGCCAGAGCGGGCGTCTCGCAGAAGAAGAAGCGCAAAGGAAAAAAGTACGAGCTCGACGAGGCGCCCGGGTGTGGACCGAGTGCCGATCGAGACGAGTTCCCGGCGAGCATGTCCACCGCCACGGTTTCCGACCACTCGCTGTACTGTCGATCGATGACTTCTCCACCGATTCGTAACTCGACGTACTCGATCAGGGTCGTCCAATCGCTCGAATCAAGGGCTTGGGTGCCGTTGTCGATCGAAAAGTACGTGTACCCCAAAAGATCGCCAGATTTTTCGATTTGAATCTTGGACAGACCGCCGTTTCTGATCGCGCCTTGAATGTAATTTTTTTCAATCGACTGTGAAAAGTTTGAATGTTTTCTCCAGACCTGATTAAAAAACGACACGCCTTCGGTACCTTCGGAGTGGATCCACTTGTCCTGCTGACCCACCGCCGTCAAAATGGTGACACCCGATGACATTTACAAGTAGCTCACAAATTTCTTTTCATGCAAACGAAGCGTACGACGAGAAAGTTGTCGCCGGTGTCCGATGAGTTTTTGATCGTGTTCCCGTCTTCGTCCATGATGGTCACTTGGAATCGGTCGATCGTTCTGATTGGGTCGATGTATTGGTTCACGATCGGGTAGTTATCTCTGAAGAGAATGAGTTGGTTCGCCGCGCCGTGCGTGGCGGATTCGGAGACGATGCTCGCGAATGCGTGTCTCACCTTGGACATCGATGCTTGCTCATCCAGTGATTTGAAAGCTCGGTCGTTGAAGAACGTGTCGAGTTCTTTGATGGACACGTAACAGTGTTCGACCGATGCGTTGGAGTGAATGTGTGCGGCGACGAGTCTGGCTTGAACCACGTTTCTCAACGGGGTCTGAAGAAAACACGTGAACGTGTTCGCGCTGGATTGTCCGACGCTGTCCAAAGTGATGGTGTGATATTCATATTGAAGATCCGGAGTCGAGGACTGGGGAGCGGTCACGAGAGCCATGTTACTATAGAGTGAGATAATTTAGTCCAAGATTTCATACGTCGCGGATTTGCGGACCCACTCTTGGTCACCACACAAACCGCCCGGGACGCCGCCTCGGCTGTACGCGGCACCCTTCTTGTGCCCCGGCGTGCATTCGACGTCTTGCTTGAGGTCCCAGAAGGTGCCCTCGAGGTCTTGCTTGATGACGATGGGTGCGCCGACGTACCCACTGGAGACCGTGCCTAAAACGAGGATCGCGATGATCAGGACGGCAATCCACGTGAGCGCCCTGCGGTTGGTAGTGTTGAGCTTGATCATTTGTACTATCATGAAATATATTTTTTCTAAAGTGCGTTAAAGCGCTCAGTATAGTTTCAACGAGAGTACTAGATCATGGGTGAAGAATTCGTCATCGATCGAGGTGACAATCCTTCGGTTATGAACTTAAGTGCCGACGAACAGCGCCTGATGGATGAAATCGAAATCACTCGATCTCGTCCGAATCGCATGCCCAAAAAACAAGCTCCGCGTCAGAAATACATGAACGACGACGACGACGACGACGACATCGAATTGGATGCCTTCATGAATCCCACGAAACAAGCCGCGCAGGTCCAACCGCCGGCGGTCGAGGAAGACATGGGGGACGAGTACGCGAACTATTCAGATGACGATGAATACGACGAAGACGTCCCCGTTCGACGCAACCCGCAGGCGTCGCAACAGCCTTCGAGTGGATTTTCGTCCATCGATGACGAAAAGTGTGACCTTCTGTCCAAGCTGCAGCGTCTCGGTCAAAAGAAGGGGGTGATCGTGAATAAGAGACTGAACGTGTACAGTTCGATTGAAGATTTGCGAACGGAATACAAGCGCGTGACGTACGGACTCGAGATCGAACAGTCCGTGAAGTTCAGTCGACGAGCGCTCGTCGCGTGCGTGACGGGGCTGGAGTGGTTGAACAAGAAGTACGACCCACTCTCGCTCGAATTGACGGGATGGTCAGAGACGATTATGGAATCTC